CTACCAACTATGACCGATCAACCGACCAGGTTAACGCAGAAGCAGCTGGCTGCCGCGCTGAAGCTATCGAAGGGTTATGTAGCGAAGTTAGCGCAGGAAGGAATGCCTAACACCAGCGTAGCCGCAGCCGAAGCCTGGCGCGCGGAACGGGCCGCAGGCCGAACGAAGCCCGCGCCGATCCCAGCCGCGCGGCCTGCCAATATCGAAAGCCTTACCGATAACAGCCTGGGCGGCGCGCTTGAGCAGCATAGGCGGCTGGTTCAGCGGGCGCGCGATGTTTATCTGGCTGCGATCGAGGAAGGGAATAATAACCAGGCGCGCCTTCAGACCGCTTATAACCAATCCCTGAAAACCCTGATCGCCCTGGAGGAAGAAGAAAAGCGGCGCGCCCTGGAAGCCAGGCAATACATCAAGCTAAGCGAAGCCGAAGCGATCATCGCCGAATGGACGGCGAAGGTAGTTTCGCGCCTGGACAAGCTGCCGCTTGATTGCGCCGAAGCCTGCAACGGCGATAGGCCAGAAACCGCGATCAAGGTTCTGGAGAAATGGACGCGCCAGATAAGGGAGGAACTTGCCCGATAACTTTATGAGCGAACAACTGATTCCCCTACGCATCGCCGACCAGGCGGTAGCCGCCTGCAACGCGGAGATTACCAAACTGCAGGAAGATAACGCGCGCCTTAAGCGCCAGGTCGAAGAACTTAAGGAACAGCCTGATCCGCTGACGGCATACCTTTACGCGGCAGAACTTTCTAAGAATGATGTCAGGCGCTTAAAGGCCTTTGCCGAACGGCTGATTAAAGCTGGCGATGCGATGGCTTCAGATTTGCTTTCCGAGTTTGGGCATAAAGAAATGCTTAAGTATCAACCCTATCAGGAATGGATTGCCGCAAAGGAAGGAAAAACCGATGAAGCCTAAACTAATCAAGTTCGTTGCCTGCGGGGACAATCACGGCGATCACGGGGATAGCGAAAGTATCGCCGCGCTGCTGGCCTACTGCCAGGCCTATTCGCCCGATCTTAAGATACATCTAGGCGATTGTTTCGACCTGCGCGCCTTGCGCCAGGGCATCGGTTCTGGCGATGCCGAAAGCGGCGAAAGCCTGGCTGCCGATATCGAAAGCGGCATCGATTTCTTGCGGGCATATAAACCCGATATCTACCTATGGGGAAACCACGAACATAGGTTAGATCGTTTGATTACCAGCAGCAGCAGCGCGCTGATCAGGGACTACTGCCAGGATATCAAAGACCGCATCAACCGCGAAGCGCGCCAGGCAGGCGCTAAGAAAATCCTGCCGTATCATTACGCGCGCGGCGTGTTCAGGCTAGGCCCGATCGCGTTCGTTCACGGCTACGCACACGGGCAGCGGGCGGTAGAACAACAAGGCCAGCATTACGCCCAGGCTGGCGGCGCTTTTGTTTGCGGGCATATCCATCGCCTGGAATCCGTAGCGCTGCAGCGCGACAAAGGCGGGCAGGCTTTCAGCGCTGGCTGCCTATGCGACAAAGAACCTGGCTACGCGACAGCCAGGCTGGGAACTAGCCGATGGGGTAGCGGCTGGGTTGCGGGCTGGGTTCAGGGAAACGATTGGAAGATCTGGCTATGCCACAAGGTCGGCGATCGCTGGTTCTTTCAAACCGATATCCAGCTATGGCAACCGAAGCGCAAATGAGGAAAAGCCTGACGATCCTTTTAGCGGCGCTGGCAGGCAAAGACCAGAAGCCGCCAGGCTGGTTCGACCTGCACGAACTTCGCAGGATGTTCGGGCTGCTTACCTTGAACGCCGCCAGCAACCTGGCGAAGCGCTTGTTCGATCGCGGATATATGGAGCGCCAGGTTATCCATACCCTGCACGATAACGGCAAACACGGCCTGGCCTACATCTACCGCCCGCATCGGCGCTTTACCGATCCGCTTAAGGCGCGGGCCGCGATGCAGTCAGAAGGCATCGACCGAATCCCGAAGGGTTGGGTTTCAATGCGCGATTATGCGAACGCGCGCGGTATCACGATCCAGGCCGTTCACTTTATGATTCAGCGCCACAAGCTAAAGCCGCGCCTGTTCCGCATCGCCGCGAACATCGGCTGCACGAAGCCCGCGCAGCATTACCGCAAGGCCGACCTGGATCGGCTGCACAAGTTCGCCCGATGATTACCGACCAGCAGGCCGCGATCCTGGCTGCCGCCCAGGCGGTCGTTAGGCCGAACTATTCTGGCGATCCCGTAGAATGGGCCGAAGCCAATATCCTGGAAGTTCCCGATTCGCCCGTTCGCGGTCGGCTGTCCCTGGCGCGAACGCCCTGGCTGGCTGAAGCCTTGCGAATCCTTTGCGACCCTGAGACTAAAACCGCCGTTATCCTGGCGGCTACGCAGTCAGGCAAATCCCTGCTGCAGCGCGTCTATATGGCCTGGCAGATCGTCAACGCGCCAGGGCCGATGATGACCCTGCAGGCTAACGACCCTGAAGCGAAGGATTTCTTTCTGCGCTATGTTCGCCCGCTTTGGAAACAATGCCCGCCCGTCCAGGCTTTGCTATCTGACGGGGACAACGACAAATCAACGACCGCAGATTTTAAGAACGGCGTAACTGTTTATTGTCGTGGCATCTGGAACGAAAACAACCTGCAGCGCCTATCGCTGCGAACTGTTATTGTCGATGAAGCCTGGCTAGCGCCGCGCGGGCATTTGGCAGAAGCGGCTGCGCGCCTGCAGGCCTTTAGCTGGCTGGGCCGCGCGATCTATATGGGCCAGGGCGGCAGAACGGGCGATGAGTTTAGCGCGCTTTACGAAACATCAGATCAACGCGAATGGCATATGGCCTGCCCGTCCTGCGGATTTCTCCAGCCCTGGCGCTGGGAGTTTGTGCGATATCCAGAAGATGCGAAGGTTAACGGAATCTGGGATTTGAATAAGGTAGAATCTGGAACAACTTACGAATGCTGCAGCTGCCGCGTTCGGCTTAAGGACAGCCCAGGCGTTCGGGCCGAAGCGAACGATCCGAAGCGCGGCGCTGGCTTCAAGGCAACGCGCCAGGGCGCGACCTGGGGAACTGTCGGGCTGCATTGGAACTGCCTGATTAATTCTTCGTTTGGAAAGGAAGGCGCGAAGATGCTAAAAGCGAAGGAAGCCTTCGATGCCTACGGGGACGAAGAACCGCGCAGAATCTGGAAGCAGAAGCGTTTGGCGCTACCCTGGGCAGAAGAAGGCGGCGCGATGACCGCGCTGGTCGAAGCGGGAGATTATAGCCTTAACGATACCTGGCAGAACGAAGCCTGGATCACGCCGACCGCGAAGATTACGGATAGCAGTATCGGCATACCTGAACATTCCGTTCCGTTCCGAACCCTGGCTATCGATTGTCAGCGCGGTTTCTTCTGGGCTGAAGTTCGCAGCTGGGCTAGGAACGGCAGCAGCCGCCTGCGCTGGTTCGGTCGCGTTGAAACCTGGAACGGCCTGGACGATCTGGCAAAGGCGCACCAGGTTTCGCGCGCCCTGGTCGGCGCGGATAGCGGGGACAATACCCAGGAAGTTTACGCGCAAACGGCGAAACGCGGCTGGAAGGCTTTACGCGGTTCAGGCCAGAATGATTTCGCGGTTGCCGATGGGCAGGGTAAAACTACCCGCCGCTTTTATTCCGATAAGCAAAGGATTATTGTCCCAGGCTTGAGGGAGCGCGCGGAGCTTATCGTTTATGGAAATCTGCCTGCAAAGGATTTCCTGGCTGGGCTGCGCAACCGCCGCCTGCATACATACGCGCGCGATGTTTCTGACGATTATGTAAAACAGTTAACCAGCGAGGTCAGGGTAACTGACAGCCGCAGCGGTAAACCTATCTGGATTCTTCCCGAATCAAATCGGCAGATCGGGAATCACGCCTTCGACTGCGCGCTGATGGGCCTGGTTCTGGCAGTCCGCTGGGGCATCATCGGGCGCGAAGCTACCGAAACGCCTGACGCGATCGCGGGCCAGGCCGCCGTTGACAATGGCAGCGCTTGACGCACAACGCATAGTTAACGGCTGCTGGTTTAGTTTCTGGGCGCTGGTCGATCGCCTGGGTTGTGGGCTGGGCCAGCAGCCGCCCAATTATTTGACCTGGCCCGCAATCATATGGCAATCAGCGGCGTTTTCATCGGGCTAACTGAAGCGGAACTTTTGGCAATCAAAGCGAAGGCTTTGGCTGAAGTTACCAGCGGCGTTGTTATGACCAACTATTCCGACAGCGGCAGTTCGGTCGGTAAGCAGGTAACTATGCCCGCGCGCGATCGGCTTGCCGAAGCGATGTATGCGCTGCAGCTTCTCAATCCTACCGCCTACGGACAGCCGCAAACGCGCGTTATCCGAACGGATTGGAGCAATTACCAGGACTAAACTTTATGCCTAAGAAATCCGTAGCGAAGAACCTGAAGCCTGGCGCTGACCAGAAGCCGCTTAAGCCGCAGGCTGCTGGCAGCCAAACCTGGGGATCGGTTGGCTTCAGTTCCAACCGCGCCACGATCTACGGGCAGGCCGCCGATTTCTCCGTTGATTACCAGCCCAGCGATCGGCTGGAAATGATTAAGCGGATTCGCTACGGCGAAAGGAACTTCGGCCTGGTGCGCCAGGTGTTCAACGATTATGTTCTGTATTGTGTCGGCGATGGAATCACGCCGCAAAGCGGCGCAGCCGAAGCCGATGTAGGCGCGGCCTATGAAGCCTGGTTCAAGGCCTGGGCTGCCGAAGCCTCGATCTGCGGACGATTCAGCTTCTACGATATCCAGCGAATCGCCCTGCGGGCAGCGCTGCGCGATGGGGACTGCTTTGTTGCCCTGGTGATCGATGAAGGCCGCCCGCGCCTGCAGGTTATCGAAGCGCATCGGGTAGGTAATCCGATCGGCAAGCCCGTTCCTGCGGGAATGTCTGACGGCGTTCAGTTCGATAGCAAAGGCCGCCTGGTCGGTTACAATGTAATTCAGGGCGATAACTCTAGCCGCTTCTTCGATGCCGCTTCTGTTTGCCATATCGCCGAAATGGATTGGGCCAGCGGTTCGCGCGGGCTTCCAATCCTGCAACATTCCTGGTCGGATATCCAGACGGAGGACGAACTCCTTCGCCTCGAAATGCTCGCAGTCCGTAATGACGCGGATGTTACAAGGGTGCTGCACCGCAACGGCGGTTTCATTCCCCAGGATATGAAGGCCGAACTAGAAGGCAGCGGCAGCGCGAACCTTGAATCTGTCGCGTCCAGGATGGGCGGCAAACTGCTGGCCCTTGAGCCTGGCGAATCCCTAACTTCGCTGGCATCAAATCGCCCTTCGCCTGTGTTCGCTGGATTCCTGAAATCTGTCCAGGCAGACATTCTTCGCGGAACTTTGCCTTATGAGTTTGTCGGCGATCCTTCTGCCATTTCTGGCTCAGGGGTGAGGCTGATCACCGCTAAGGCCGACCGCGTATTTTCGCGCTGGCAATCGGTAACGATCGACAAGCTTTGCCAAAAGGTTTGGGGCTTCGTTATGGGCTGGGCCGTTTCCCAGGGAGAAGTTCCCGAAGGCGATTGGGCGAATGTTTCCTGGACTACCCCGAAGCGCCTGACTGTTGACGCGGGCCGCGAAGCCGCGAACGATCGCGCCGATGTAGAACTCGGTTTGTTGAGTATGTCAGAACTCTACGCGCAGCGCGGTTTGGATATGCGCAGCGAAATGGTTAAGCGCGCTAAGGATTTTAAGTTTATCTTCGAGCTTGCGAAGGCCGAAGGCATTCCGACCTGGACGCTTTACAAGCCTGGCTTTAATTGGCTGCAGGAAGGCGAAGGCAAGCCGACCGCCGCCGAAGTTGCGATGCAAGGCATCGACCCTGCGCAGCCTACCGACCAGCCCGCCGCCTAAACTTTATGCGTTCCCTTATCAAAGCGATCACTTCAGGCCGCCCGTTCCTGGTAGATTATTCTATCGCGGAAAGCCATATCGAGGCCGTAAAGAAACACGGCCTTACCGATATCCTGGCGCAGTTCTTCGGCCCTTCGCCGAAGCCTTACCAGGTCGGCGCTACCTATGTCATTCCGATTGTCGGTATGATCGGGCGCAGCCTTTCCCCTATCGAGCGCCTGGGCGCTACCGATGTTGACCAGGTTAACGATTGGATTGACGAAGCAGTAGCAGCCAATCCTGCGCGCATTGTTTTTGATATCAACTCTGACGGCGGCACGACCGAAGGGGTCGAAGAACTTGCCGACAAGATTCGCGAACTGAATATCGAAACGATCGCCTATTCTTCTGGTTCGATGAACAGCGCCGCCTATTGGATTGCTTCGGCTAGTAATCGACTAGTGGTCGCGCCCAGCGCGTCCGTAGGTTCGATCGGCGTATATCTGGCCTATATGGATCAAAGCGCCGCAGCTGCCGCCGCTGGAATCAAGCCCGTTGTGATTAGCAGCGGCCCGCTTAAAGGTATGGGAATCCCTGGCCTGTCCCTGACCGATGACCAGGCCGCCTACCTGCAGGAAGAAGTCAACGCGATCGCCGCAGATTTTAAGGCTGCCGTTCGTAAGAAGCGCGCCCTGGTCAAAGATGAGGATATGCAGGGCCAATCGATGCAGGGTAAGGTCGCGATCGCGAAAGGCCTGGCAACGGGCAGCGCGCCGACCCTTAAGGCGCTGCTGGCTTCCCTGGAAGGCGGCGTTACCCAGCAGCCCGCTATGCAGGCTGCCAAGCGCAAGGTTTGAACCTATGCCGATCGATGTTCCTGGCTGGCTGAAGGACAACGCGCAGCGCGGCCTGGATTACAACCGCGAAGGCAAGGGCGGCGAAGGCCTGACCGATAAGACCCTGGACGAAGCCAGGGAGTTCGCGCGCGGCTACACGACCGAAAGCAAGGTTCGCCGAATGCCCGCCTGGTTCGCCCGTCATAAGCCTGACCTGGACGCGCCAGCCAACAAACCAGGCAACGAAGATTTCCCAGGCGCGGGCGCGGTTGCCTGGCTGATCTGGGGCGGTTCGGTTTCTGGCGATGTTATGGACGCAGCCGATTGGGCGCAGCGCCAGGTCGAAAGGCTGGATCGCGAAGCCAAGGCGTTTGACCGCGAACGCAAAGTTATGGCTTCCATCGAAGAACAGTTTCTTAAGGCCCAGGCCGAACTTAATGCTGCTATCGCCGAACGCTGCGACCTGCAGGCCAACTTCGAAAAGTTGGTTTCCGATAGCGATGCCGCCCTGGCTGCCGTAAAGGCTGAAGCCGAAGCCAGCGCCGCCGCGCTGACCGAAGCCAAGGCCGCGCTTGCCGCCCTGGAATCTGACAAGGCCGAAC